ATTTCAGCGCCATCTTTGAATTTACCGTATCGGCTACCGCGCTCTGTGATGAGTTGCTCTGTTGCATCCGCTTCCGGTGCGCCAATGCAATCGTTGAGGTCTTGTTCGTCATTTTCAAACGTGAACGACCATGAAGGGTATTCAGCGAAAAACTTATATCCATATTTATCAATACCCTCTATTCTCGCGCATCTACCAGCATCAACTTTTTTCAGTGTCATTGATTCAAATTGAACATCATCATATGACTGCTCGATGCTTTGCGATTTATATATGCGCACGGGACCACCAGTCCCAGAGTAAACCAGTTTGCCTTTAATCATTTCTCTCTCCACTTAATCATCTCGCGTCGCGGCATTGTGACGCGGTTGTGTTCATCAACATTAAAATTGGCCCGAATCAAATCATACATCTCATCCTTCGGCATATCAGCCAGTGCCACATAGCAACGGGCAAAGTAGCGAACATCACGGAGTGTCAGCGGCTGCCGCTTCTCCACAATGCTGGTGATAATGTCCATCGGCTCGCGTCGTGGTCTTGGCATATTTACTACTCCTTCTCGAAAAACATCTTGACGTTTCTACATCACTTAGTCAATACTTATTGACGTAGATTGTACCACAAAGAAAAAGGTGATGTGGAATGAGCGCAGAAAAAGTAATAACAGAAAGATGTGAGTATTTACGCTCCATGCTTGAATCTCGCGGAGTAGGCGCTGAGGACATTGACCTGTGTCTTACGCATCTCACAAACGCGGTCCTTGAAGGGTATCATCAGGGGCAGGTCGATTACTCGACTGGGGTGCTGCCTGAACTACTGAGAATGGCAACAGTTGGTAAATTTTGAGGAACATACAATGACAACTGATGAACTGTACGAAAAATCGTTAATCCAGCGACTGAATGAAGTTGATCGTACTCGTGAATGGCTGGAATGCGAACTTCGTGAGGTGCGCAACCGCCTGCAACGCAAACGCAGCCAGCAGAAAGATGTTATCGACTGGTCAGGTGATACGCCTAAATTTAATAATCTTGGGGAGTGGTTGAAATGAGAAAGTTCAGCACGTTAGTTGACTTGATTTTCGCTGACATCAGAGAGTCAAACGCCAGAAATAAGAAGTCAAGAAATCAGCGGCAGGATATTACGTTTCGCACGCTACTAAGACAATCGATGCGCAGCAAAAAGGAATGGAGGTACAGGCGCGACATGGTACTGATAAAACTGTGCAAGTTGAACATGAACAAGATACTTAAGGATATGACCAAATGAGCGCACCACATATGCCGATGATGAATGATAGCGGGTTGTTGTGTTGTCCATTCTGTGGCGGGAATGAAGTTTACTTGAATATTGATTTAGTGCTTGTATCTGTCGAATGCGGAGATTGCTGTGCAAGTTCAGGTGAATGGGGTTCACCGGAAACCGCTGTCAGGCACTGGAATACCCGCAACGGACACCTCTACACCGCAGAAGACTTCAATCAGGCAGCAGAGGAGCGCGAGCATGGACTATAAATCGCAAATCATGCGCGTGATTATGATGCATCCGGGCGCAACGCGTGCATACATTGAGAAGCATTGCGGAGGAAAGCACTCAAGCACCACAACGCATCGTTTGCATGAGATGCTTGTGCTTGGCTTTATTCGCCGCGAGAAGTCAGTGATCCGTGGTGGAAAGTGGCAGTACAAATACTTCATCTCTGAGGATGCAGCAGATGTTGATGATGCAATTAAGTGTCACCTGATTGATAACGCTGGCGCGGAAGTGAAAGAGATTAGCTCCGCCACTGGCATTGATTACCGCATCGTGAAAAGCCGCATCCGCATTATGTTTCATAACGGCGAAGTGACGAGAAGCTATGACCAACACAAGAAGCTGTGGCGTTACTCATGGAAAGGAGCGGAAGTAAACGTGAGCAATCTGTTTAATTCACTTCTTCGCAGCGCAAGAGGTCATCATGGGAAAAGCGAAACGCAAGAAACAAGAGTATGAGCCATTGCCGCCATGCGAAATGTCAGGAATGCCGCAGCAGGAGGATGTGATTCTCACCGAGGCGGAGTGGCGCAAGGTGGCAAGGGTGCAAATCATGTTCCGCAAACTTGCTGAGGATGTACTAAATGAGATGGGCTATTAAGCATAAATCCGGCAGAACCCTGTTTGTGACATCGGATGAGTTTATTGCCAATAACCGTAGAAAGATGGGTTGGATAGTGGAGGAAGTGAAGATGACGAGTAGAGAGCAGTTTGAAAAATGGGTTAAGGAAGAGACGGGATTTGATTTATGGCGCACGGAATATCCAATGACAAAATGGGATAACCAGCAGTACAAATGCCATCAAACAAACCTTGCATGGATGGCGTGGCAGGCATCGCGCGCAGCAATTGAGATTGAGTCTCCGGATTTCATTGATTCAAGAGCGGCATTAAATAAAGGCTACACGGTTGATTACTCCAATGGATTTGGTGACGCAATGGATGCATATGAAATGGCAATTGAACAAGCGGGATTAGAGGTGAAAAAATGATTATCCAACTAAACGACATTATGAAAGCAGATATTATTCAGCTTGAAGATTATGATATGCAACTGGCGTTTGAAATCGAAACCGTTGAGCGCCAACTTCAATATGCGGATAAGAAGAATGACCGCGTCTGGCATGAGAAGGCACTTAAAGCACGCGACCACATGAAGCGCACGCGAGCACTTATTAAAACGCGACTCGATAAGCTGTATTTTGGTGAGGAAAGGATGTTGCATGGCGCAATTCTGGCGCAAATCCGCAAGGAAATGCCTATTGGCAAGTTTATGTCATACGTTCATCGCGCAAAACAGGAGGCTGGGTTATGAATGCACCAAAGTTTCCAGAGTTACCAGTCGAGGTTCAGGTTGCGCTAATTAATGCGGCAAGCGAAATGGCAACAAAGAAGATTGAGCAAATCGGCAGAAATTACAACGAGAATAAAGACTGGTTTAAGGTGGAGTATCAAAAAATATGTGATGCACTATACAAAGAAAATAGAGGTAGACCATGATTCCATTGCTGTGGATATTATCAGCCTACGCATTCTGCCGCGTGCTTGATGCTGATGATATGTATCAGGTTATCTGTTATGGCGCTCTGTTCTGCCTTTCAGGTGCTGCGCTCGCGTTCATGGATGATGTGATTTCAGAGTAACACCGTATATCTTTTATTCATCATGGGCTGCTATCATTTAATAAGGAGGTAGCCCATGAACATAATCCCTATCACTTACTTTCTCACGCTCTACGCACTCACCGATTCGCCATTATTTGCACTGGCTACCGCCTCATGGTGCTACATCTCCCTGTGTTATAATTCGACCACAAACTAACCGTGGAGAGTTAACCATGATTGTCAAGATTGGCGATAAGTGGGTGGTCAAGTCGAAAGACGGCTCACAGCAGTTTGGCGAATACGACACAGAAGAGGCTGCCAAAAAACGCCTTGCAGAAGTTGAAGCGTTCAAGCACATGAATAATAAATTGCAGGTTAATGTCCTGACGACTATCAACTCCGCAAGCAATATTAGCGAGCAAATCATTGATGGCGACCCGCACTACGTGATTAAAAACGTCGTGCCGGTAGTTGATGATGTCGTGATGAACAATGGACTGTATCCGGGAGAGGAAATCCGCAAGAGCTATCACGGCCTTGATGGCAAGCCAGCGCCATACAATCACCCGATGATTGACGGCAAATATGTTTCCGCAAGCATGACTCGTGCCGCTAACCAGTTCAGCGTTGGTGCATGGATTGAAAACTCCTCACATGACGGCACTAAGGCTCTTGTTGACCTGAAGGTTAACAAAGTTATCGCTGAACGCTCAGAGAAAGGTCAGGAACTGCTCGGTCGCATTGAGGCGCTGATGAACTCCGCTGAAGACGCAGAGCCAATCCACGTATCAACTGGCTTATTACTCAATCGCGAAGCTGCGGAAGGTACAAGCAAGGGCAAGAAATATTCATGGATTGCGCGCAACATGGAGTGGGATCATCTCGCTATCCTGCCACCGGGAGTGCCTGGAGCGGGAACACCAGAAGATGGCGTGGGAATCTTTGCCACCAATGGCGAGCAAATCGAACGCATCACCGTAAACCTTGAGGATTCAACCGTGCCAGACGAAAGCGCCAACAAGATTAATAATAAATCTTGGCTGCACAAAGCTATTAACTACATCACCAACAAATCAGACTTGTCGTTTGAGAATATCAGCGAGCAATTGCGCGAGAGAATGATGGATATCTTGCCGCGAGATAGCTGGCCTTACATCTTTGCGGTGTACGACGATAAATTTGGCGTAGAGATTGACGGACAGAAATATATGCAGTCATACATCATTATTGATGATGTGGTAAAATTGGTCGGTGAGCGGGTCAAGGCTGTTTATAAAACTGAACTTGAGCCGGTAAAATCAACTGAAGGGGAAATCTCAATGACGAACGAGGAATTGCAAGCGGTACTCGCTGAAGCCCTCAAGCCGGTTCAGGAATCGTTGACAGCTGTCAACCAGAAGCTGACCGACATTGAAGCAGAAAACGTTAAGCTGAAAGAGCAATTGCAGGCGAATACCGAGCAGGAAGAAACCGCGATGCGTGCTGCTATCATCGCTGAACTGAAACTGCCGGAGTCCGCTGTGAATGCGCTGAAAGGCGAAGCACTGCGTGAAACCTATGCGCTGACCAGCAAGCCTGCTGCGCTGAAGGGTGGCTTCCAGCCGAACCACGCTGATGACGATTTTGATATGGAGGCACCTGAATAATGGCTACTATCCGTTATGGCACCATCATTGGTGGCCCAGCTCGCAAGAATGACCCGCAGATTCGCGAAGGCATCATGAATGCCGCACTACAACCGGGCGCGCTGGTTGATTTCAATACCGACGACAAAATCATCGCGCACGCTACCGCTGGCGGTCAGGGTTTCCCTTACGTGCTCCAGCACAACTACATCGGCGGCGGTGATGTCTCTGAAGCGGTTCCGGTTAATGCTACTGGTATGGCTGTGCAGTGTGAATTTGGCGTTACCTATCATGCGCTGGTTGCGCAGAGTTCAGTACTGAAGAAAGGTACTCCGCTGGCAAGCAATGGCGCTGGTGCGCTGAAGGTTGCTGGTAATGGGGACAACATTCTGTTCTATTCTTATGAAACTTACACCGTTGCCTCTGATGGCGCTGAGCTGGTTGCAGTTCGTCGCGCTGGCAATGCTTCCATGCCTGCTGGAGCTTAATAATGGAAAAGATTATTTTTACCAAAGACCTGGTAGCCAACTCCGCAGTGGTGGCTGACCAGTGGAAACATCTGACCATCGACCGCAAGGTGTTCTGCAATGCAGAAGCTGAACTGGCGAAAACATACGGCGTTAACGCCACTGCACTGGTAACGAAAGATTACTGGCGCGACGTGGATAACGTCACCACCCGCGTTTTCCGCAATGAAGCTGGTCAGGATATGATGGCTGACCTGATGGGTATCGCGGCAAATATCAACATTGGTAAAACTGTAGCAATCAGCCGCATTGCTTCCGATGCTGGTAAGGTCGTCCGCACCCTGTCTGGTCAGGAACCGGAAGATTTGGATAAAACTCACTACGAATACACTGGCGATGTGATTCCAATCTTCAAGACTGGCTACAGCCGCGAATGGCGCGAACTGCTGGGTATGCAGTCTGAAGGTTTTGACCCGCTGCTGGACGATCAGGCTAACGTCACCTTTAACCTTCGTTCCGACATGGCGCAGTATCTGCTGACTGGCGACCAGACTCTGAACGTGAACGGCGTTTACACTGGCTACGGTATCACCAACCACCCGAACACTGTTCAGGTTAACCTGAATGCTTCCGGCGGCCTGAATATCGACCTGCAAACCGCAACACCAGACGAAATCGTGACCTTCTTCAATCAGGATTTCCAGGCTATTCTGGATGCGCAGAACGTATTTGAGCAGGTGACTCTGTGGGTTTCCCCGGCAGTACGTCGCAGCTTCATGCGTCCGTATTCTGATGCAGCTGGCTTCAAAGGCGGCACTGTTGAGCAGTACATCACGCAGTTTGGCAATGGTCGCATCGGTAAGATTGGTACCAACTTCCTGCTGACTGGTAACCATTTCGTTGGCTACGTTCGCAACGACATGTACATCCGTCCGCGCGTTGCCCAGCCAGTCTCCACTTACGCAGCAGCCCGTGACAACCCGCACGATAACTTTAACTTCCTCGTGTGGTCTGCTTTTGGTTTGCAAATCCGTAAGGATTTCACCGGCAAGTCCAAAGTGTTCAACGGCTACGGCACGCAAACTCCGCAGTAATAAAAAGGGGGCTTCGCCCCCTTTATGAATTTGAGGTGAATAATGGCTAAATACGAAGTCATCGCTCGCGGAATCTTTGTTAAAGAGAAAGGCAAGATTCGTGAGTTGCAGCTTGGCGAGGTGATTACCGAACCAGACGAGTATCTGCTACCAAAGCTGCGCATCATGCCAGAACTGGAAAAGTCTTTCGAAGTCGCAACCCCACAAGAAAAGACGACAAAGAAAAAGAAAGCAGAGTAAACAAAACCCGCATTATGCGGGTTTTTTATTGCTACAGACGCACAGGCATAATAACAATCTTCGCAGTCTCGCCAGATGGCGCATTAAGGCAGCAAACTGCGGCATTGGTATTTCCATTCAGTTCAAACTTAACGCCACAGAATTTAGGGTTAAACAGCTTAGCCACTTTCTCGACATCCACAAGGTAGCCAGCATTAAAGCCAATTTCCTCTGCTGCTTTCGTCTCCTTTGGTATCACGCGATCAATATCAGGGAATCGACCATCAATCTCTTCGCAGATGCCAGAACCAACCATAACGCCAGCTTCATCATGATACGTTGCAATTTTTGACTTGGTATCAATGATGGCGTACTCATAGCGTTTTGTTGGTGACTTGCCAATCTTGATGATCACATTTTCTGTCAGCTTATTGTCATGGCTGCCGCCAATAAACGCACGATGACCGTCAGTTGATGCAATGCGACCATCAGGCATGAAGCAGATACCGTTCAGGTAATATCGCACATCATTGCGCGCCTGAAATATTAACGCTGATTCAAGTAATAGTTTGCTGATTTTTAGTTTCATTCAACCACCTCGCATTCATTTATGGAAATAAGAATAGTGTCGCCATTTATATGGTCAAGGCATTCATAACCGATACCATAATCACAAATCACATCAAGAACATCACCTATATTAAAGCCAAACTGAGCCATGTCTCCTTCATGTTCTTCATCAGAGTAATCCAGCTTTGTTATTCTTACTTTCTTTGATGCCTTCATATATTCTGTCATCACTTCACCTTAATCATGTGCTGTTTTGCAACTTTCAGGCATTCTTCAAAAATGCCGCCCTTCTTTGCGCTCTGATTGCGTCTGTAATACTGGATTGCCGCATCAATTGCCATCTGGTCGATGTCTGGCAGCTTGGTGCGAAGTTGTTTTTCGATGAATTGTTCTGGTGTCATCACATCTTCTCCAGAATTGCCATAACCTCGTGAATGTCAGCAACAGGAATCTGGATAAACTCCTCATCCTCCTTCAACTCATGGCCAGCAGGAAGAATTACATGGTCGGCTTGCTTCAACAACTCAATCAGGCGGTCAACTGGCTTAATCTTTTTCGACTTCAGCACCTTCGCTGTGACCTTGTCTTTGCCTTGCGCCTTCGCCTCTTCCACGGCCTCGTCGATAACTTTAACCGCATCATCGCCATGCTCACGCGTTACCGCTACGGCATTTGCATAGCTGATTTGCCCGGCACTAATGCGTGCTTTCACTTCCGCCGGAACATCACCTAGCGACAGGTGCATTTGCACGTCAGATACTGAGCGGCCTACCTTCTTGGCGATTTCTTCATTCGTCCAGCCAAAGCCTTTCAGTCGTGTGTAAGCCTTTGCGCGCTCAAACGGGTCTAGCTGCTTACCCTGACTTGATGACACCATGAAGGCAATTTTATCCGCCTCGTCGCCAGTGAAATCCTTACATTCAATGCGAACGATTGGTGCGCCGCGCTCAATGGCACGCAATGCGCCGAGATAGCGATGCTGGCCATCAAGGATGCGAATGCCTTTATCATCTGGAATAACCGTTAATGCTGGCAATGGCTGGCCTGATTCCCAGCACTGTGCGAAATATTCAACGTGCTGCTCATCCGCCTCGCGGATGTTGTATCCAGGCTCCAGATAGATTTGCTCAACTGGCACAAGATAGGTTTTGTTAACCGCGATGCCATTGCGTGTTTCTTTATCTGAATAAATTTTGCTTAGGGTTGTCATTGTTACTCCTCATCACCTCTAACATTTATTGTTGTTTCTACGTCATTACTATAAACACCACATCAATCTACGTCAACAGGAATATGCTAAAATCATGCTAATCAAACAACAGGAGATTTAAACATGGGTTCAACAAGCGGTCCGTCTCGTTCGCGCGCCACTGGCAATACCAAAACTGGCGGCAAAACTGGCGCAGTGAAGCCAAACGGTTCCACCCGATCACCATCGCGCGGTAAAAAATAATGTTCGGCGCAGACGTTGCCATCATGATCATGTATGTGCTGGGTTTTGCCTGCACTGGCATGATTGCGTTTCTGGTGTTCATTCCGGCAATGGTGATGTCTGTGTATCTTGGATGGGTGCTTGTTGATTCATTTCCCGCCGAATATCTGTATTACCTTGCGCAGTCTATGGTCTGGTTGTTTCCGGCTATTGCGCTGCGCAAAAGTACAAAGATGGCGCTCTGCGTGCTGACGATGAGCCTTTACGAATGGCTGGTTGCGATAGAGTCATTCGTGTGGGAATTTATCACGCCTGTAGAAACGCCGCTTCATGCGCAGTACGCATTTATTATTATCGGCATCCATCTGTTCATCCTTTCCATCACTTTTAAATGGGGCGGCGAAATTGGACATTATTCTTGGCGTGGTCGCCATTGTTTTTTCGCTGATTCAAATCTATAAGTGCTGGAAACATATCATCAGCGAGACACGCAATGAACGGGACACTAAGGCAAGTCGCAGAGCAGATTATAAGCGGAACGACAGGACAGGTGATTGATAAGGCTGGATATGCTTCTATTGGAACCGGCATCGGCCTGAAAGTTGCAGAGCAAACACCTGTCACGCAATCTTATTTTGAGGCTATGATTCCACACAGCCTGACAGAGTGGGCGGCAGTGGCGTCAATCCTCGGCGCTCTGTCTCTGGTAATAAAGAATCTGTTTGAAATGTGGTGGAAAGTCCGGGAGTCAAAGAAAAATGGCAGCACCAACACCTGAAGAATTAGTAAGCCAGATGGCATCCCGTGGAATGACTATCACCACAACGGATGCGTCTGGCATTCTGTGCCTTGTGGCATCAATCAGCGATTGCCTTGAGCTGAACTATCCTGATGATGAATGCCGACAAAATGCGATCATGCTGTGGGCTTCCATCCTGATTAGCGCAAATACCGCAGGTCGCTACGTCACCAGTCAGAGCGCACCTTCTGGCGCATCGCAATCATTCGCGTATGGCAGTAAGCCGTGGGTGGCGCTGTACAATCAGATGAAACTACTGGATACAGCTGGATGCACTGGCGATTTAGTGGAAGACCCTGACGGAAGCGGTAAACCGTGGTTTGCGGTTGTGCGTGGTTCACGTTGCGGAGGTAAATAATGGCTACTTGTGAAATTAAGGTAAAGATTGGAGTGCGCAAATATTGCTTATGGCCTATGGCTGTTCTTGCGCTACTGCGCATTCCTGTACCGAAGTGGATGTTTACTATCGAGAAGGCATCATGACTAGTATTGCCCGGTTTTCCTACACGCAACCATGCACCATCTGGCACAAAAGCGGCACTGACAAGTACGGCAAGCCGACTTTTGATGCGCCAGTAAGCATCATGTGCGATTATGGCTTTAACGATGATGTATCGACCGATGCGAAAGGCAATGAGATTGTGCAGAAGAATACTTTCTGGACAGAGTACACTGGCGCTAAGGTAGGTGACTACATCATGATTGGCACGGCGACAGAAGCTGACCCGCTGGCGGCTGGTGCAAACCAGATTCTGAATGTGATTAATTATGGCAACACTTTCCAAAGAAATGAGCCACCTGATTTTGCACTGGTGACATAATGCCAGCGAAATTAAGAGGCATCAAAGAGGCAATAAGACAGACTGAGCAGATTGTCGGCACAATTACAGCCGAAAAGGCAGTAAGGGCGATTAAGAGTGCCAACTTTATCATTCGCACAGAAGCGGCAACAATAACGCCAATTGATACTTCCACCCTTATCAATAGTCAGTATGATGCGGTGGAAGTGTCTGGAACGAGAATAACAGGGAAGATAGGTTATTCTGCTGATTACGCTCTATATGTTCACCGCGCACCTGGTACACTAAAAGGGAAGCCGCGCGCTCATTTTGGTAAAACCAGTAACAGGTCAGAATTCGGACCAAAGCAGGTTAAGGAATTTGGTGGTGGCTCGCTGACAGGTAACTACTGGGACCCAAATGCCGAGCCGCAATTCCTGACCAAAGCTGCGCAACGCACAAAAGACCTGGTTGATGGTGTGATTAAGAAGGAGATGACACTCTAATGAATATGCTTGAACTGGTTGACGCATATCTTCAGGATGCCGAATTGTATGATGGCTGGACTTCGCAGTTGCAGTTCTGGAATGATACCGGAGATGGCAACGAGCAGTTTATTGTTCTGCAATCCAACGGTGGAACGCAGGTGATGGATGGCCTCGGCGGTGACTTCTATTTCTCATTGTATATTGTCGGTAAACATGGTCAATACAACGTGGCTGATGTTGACGCTAAAGCCAATGAGATTATCGAATACATCAAAACGCATCCGATTGATTCATGCGTTAACTACATCCAGTTGCAGGCACCACTCGGACGACCAATGCTGACGGAAGAAAAAAGACCTGTGCATGAGTTGCTTTTACGGGTTGTAAAATAAATAAAGCCGCATGAAGCGGCTTTTAATTTGGTGGACACGGACGGATTTGAACCTTCAATCATCCGATTATGAGTCGGTTGCTTTAACCAATTAAGCTACGCGTCCATAAGCGCTGGTTTAAGCATTGCCAGCGTGCTTTCTTAATATCCAGCCCCGTAACCCATACATACCCCTATATATGATTGCGATAACGCTGGATATTAAGTGTTGTGGCGACAGGAATCGAACCTGCTTCCATCGGTGCGCTACCGATTACAGTGCGCGCGGCGGTCAGCTACATGACTAGTATTTTCACTGTCGCCTATCTGCTAGCTCGCCATTGAGCTTCACCACAACAGGTAATGGCACTGCATGGTCTTTCACCAATGGAGTCGACTGCTCATTCGCATCTTAACCAGTGCCATTACCTGTTGTGTTCCCTGACTTATTAATCACACCTCAGGGACGCAGTGCGCCGAATTTGTTCACAAGGAATCGGAAGACCTTGCTGACTTACAGGCTATTACGCCGCCATCAGAACAACATCATCGTTTGCATTTATCTTTGTGGTCAGTTTCTAAAAACCCGCAAAGTCGCTCACGAAAACTATCTGAAATACAATCTACACCACAAAATAATCACTGTCAACACCTGTGATATAATCACCACGTTAGCAGCTAACACAATTCGGAGATCGAAATGGCTATTTGTGCAAATGATAAAGGCGTTCTGGTCGGTCGCATGACTCGACTGTTCCTTGCTGAAGGGTGCGGTGACGCAGTTCCGGAAGCAGGAGACTGGAAGTATTTAGGCTCAACCACCAGTAAAGGCGTTGACTACTCGCCGCAGACCACTACGTCTGAAGCTGATACTGCTGGCGGCTTTGTATCGACTCTCGTTACCAGTTCTGATATGACCATCAGCGCAGAGGTTGAAATCCGCAAGAATGACCCGAGCGATGAGTTTGGCTTCCATCGTCTGGTTGAGATTTACGCCACCGAACTGAAAGCGCGTCGTCAGCCTTCTTTGTGGGTACGTGAGGTAACTGGTGCAACTATCGTTACCGCGTACTGCAACATTACCAGCATCAGCTACGAAGGCGGCACTAACGACATCGTAACTGGCAGCCTTGAGTTCAAAGTTTACGATTCTGACAGCGTCACCGTCGAAAGCCTTGAGCCTCTGAAGTTCACTACTGACCTGCAATCAACTGGCACGGCTGGCAGCCCGCTAACCGTTGCTGTTGAAGGTGGCGTCTCTCCTTACACCTACGTGTGGCGCAAAGATGGCGTTGTTGTTGGTGGTGAGTCTGGAGCAACGCTGACAAGTCCTACTGCTGGCGTGTATACCGTCAAGGTGACAGACTCATCTACTGACCCTGAAATTATTATCAGCACGGCGTGCACTGTATCCTGATAAAGAAAAAGCCCCGAAAGGGGCTTTGTTTTATTCTTGTGGTGGTTCTGGTAGTGGCATCCAGTGGGTGATAATTGCTACCTCATTTTCATATATCTTATTGTAGCAATATAATTCCCAAACTGAATTTCCGTCTCCATATACAAAGCGGAAACCCTCATGTATTTTGAACTCCTCAGTGCAAACGAGGACGTCAATAAAATCTTCAGGCATCTGCTCGCTGCATTTAATCCACTTGCTCATATCAGCTTATCCTCATCAAAAATCACACCAATAACACGAAGCAGGTCTTTCGCCATGCGTTCCGCTTCTTCGTAGTCGTAACCTGCATCGACATACAGTTCAGTATAGAAAATCAGGTCAGCTTTTGTTTGCTCGTTCATTTCTTGTCGCCACTGTTAACTAATGCCCAAACCAGCGCTGCGACCCAGCCAATAAAACTCCATCCCACCAGAATATTTAGCACGCAAATTGCTGTCGTGTTTACATGCTTTCTTTGCAATGCCACAAATGATGGGAGAAGATAAGCAAATATCACCAATCCAGCGAAAAACAACAAAATAACAACGTCCATAGCTAACCTCAACTGTTAATAACTTGTTTATATTACATGCCATTCTTTTCGCACAAAGAAACAGCCACATCACGCAATTGCTCTTTGGTCATATCCTTGCGTGCATAAACCATTTCTACGATAGCAAGGCCGATTATTTCTGCTGATTCGTTGTTTTTTGCTGAGCCTTTTACTACCACCTCCGCAAGATTCTTGCTGATACCGTTGTCGCGAACTTCAGCCGTGTTTAATGCGATCTCGCCAATGTTCTTGCACACCTCTGATGTCGCTACAGCAGAGAAAGAAGAAACCAATAGTGCAGATGCAATCAACATTTTAATTTTCATAACTCACCTCATTCATATCTCGTTTCGATGAATTGAATCTACATCACCACCTCGCAGGTGTCAACACCACTGAGATGATATAATCAACATCAGTCAAATTCAGGATGCAAAACATGAGCAATCGCACGCCACTAACAGAAATCGGAGAGATGCGCATCTCGCTTTCCGACAGGAGTTTTTTCTTTAAGCCATCATTCCGCGCCATGAATGAAATAGGCACACCAAAAGAAATCGTCGAGGTGTACGCTAAGCTCAATGGCATTGATTATGTTGCGCCGCTGCAGCACGTAGAGTATCTACCTTTTGGCGCGCAGATGCAGGTTATGAAGACTATCAGCAAACCTGTGTATGGTCGCCATGTGCTGAGTGCGGCCTATATTGTCATGCAGTCATGCTGTGAAGATGATATTTCTGTGCTGATTGGTGGATGGAAGCCAACACCGCGTGGTGTGCGATACGTACCTGGCATTATGCCAGTGAGCGACATTATTATTATTGCTCGCAATCTGATGCAGCACGGCATCATTGGCAAATCCCCACTCAAAGTCCCTGAACGTCTGGAAGAGCATGGCAAGAAAACCACAAACGAGTTTCATGCGTCGCAATACATCATCTCGGCACGCACGCATTTCGACATGACTCGCGATGAGGCAGAAAACCTGTCTATGACAGAGTTCCAGATGATGATTAAGAATAAATATCCAGAGCCGAAAGGGTTAACGAAAGAAGAGCGCGCGGCAGAGTACGATCAGGCCAAAGCAGACCGTGAGCGCATGAAGGCACTGGCTGAACGCAAAGCGAAAAAAGCGAGGAATACATAATGGCTGAAGAAGTCGGCGGAATTGTTTATGAAGTCGGGATGGATGTATCCGGGCTGACTACTGGCGGGCAAAAGGTAAACAAGGTTCTTCAGGAGATTGAGAAGTCAATTGATGAGTCAATTGCCGGGATAAATAAACTTGACACAGGTCTAAAAAACACCGCATCGACAGCGGAGAAGTCTGGCAGGAGTTTTTCCAGCTTAAATAACGCCATGAGGCAGGGCGGCTACCAGATTCAGGACTTTGTAGTTCAGGTGCAGAGCGGACAATCGGCACTAGTTGCTTTAAGTCAACAAGGTAGTCAGTTATTAAGCGTCTTTGGTTCTGGCGGCGCGGTTGCCGGTGCATTGCTAACCATCGGTACGGTAATCGTTGGCTCATTAATTGCTGGCATGGATAACGCAGCCGTTTCCACAAAGGCGCTCACCGCAGCACAGCAGCGACTTGCTGATATATTCCAGCTTTCTGCTAATGGAGTTGTAGTTCTCTCTGACAAATTCGCAACACTGGCTAAACAGTCAGAAAACGCCGCCAGAGCACAGTTAACAATGGCTCTGATTGATGCAAACAATATCATCAAGGCTTCAGTGCAGGGAGTCAATGAGCTTGGTGACGCACTTGGCTCATGGAAAGCGCCACTATCAGCAGCCATCAGTCAGCTTGACACACTGAAAGCAAGAGGCATTGATGTAAACACAGCACTCAAGAATCTTGGTGGGACATATGAGGGTAATATTCTAGGACTAAACCAGCTTAATCAGGTGGTAAAAAGCCTGGCAGATGAGTTTGGTATAAGCGCAGAGGACGCTTTGAAGCTGGTTGAAGCTCTGGCGGCGGTGAGAAAAAACGCCAATCCTGAAACAATAGCAGAATTACGAGACCTGACTGTTGACCTTAGTCAGAAATATGGATATGCAAACAAGTCTCTATCTGAACTGACTGGCAAGGTTGGCGAATATTCCATTTCAGCAGATCAGGCAGCAGAATCTACAAAAATGGCTACCGACATGCTTAACGGTCACAAGGTAGCTTCAGAAGAGGATGCGAGAGCAACTGAAGAAAACACGAAAAGGCTTCAGGCTTACATCCAGTCAATCAAGGAAGAAGGTGAAACCATCGCCTTTACCGCCAGACAAAAGGCTCTGTACAGAGCCGAGCAGCTTGGAGCAAGCGATGCAGATAAGCAAACAATCAACTCGTCGTTCGACAAAATAGAGGCTTACAAGGCTGAACTTGCCGCAAAGAAAGAGCAGGAAAGGCAAGATAAAAAACGCATAACTGCATCAACAAAACAGGCCAATCTTGAAGAGTCTGTAGCGCAGAAGCTGGAAAAATTACGCCAGCAAACCATGCTCAATGCCACATCTACCAGCGAACTATCCCGAGAACAAGCAATTCTCAACGCGCAGCAATCGCTTGGCAAGGCCGCCACTCAGGAGCAAATAAAACTGGCTGGCGAGTACGCTGCGAAGATTTGGGACCAGAAAAACGCACTGAAGGAGCAGGCAGAAGCGGAGAAGGAAAGGCAGCGCGTAGAAAAATCATATCAGGGATTGCGTGCTATTGCGTCGCCAACGGCTGGCATTGATAGCGAATACCAGCAACGAATGGCTGACCTTGACGCTTACGCTGCAGCGTATCCGCAGAAAATCACGGAAATTGAACAGACTCGCGCAGCAATTGAAGAACAGCACAGACAACAAAGAATTGAAGCAATGTGGCAGGAATGGAGTCAGCAGAACGCAGCCACACAAGCAGCCGCAGCAGCTTTTGATGCTTTCGGGCAGACTGCTGGAAACGCGTTAACTGGCATCCTTACTGGCTCAATGTCTGTATCAGAGGCTCTGCGTTCAATTGGCTCAAACATCCTGTCCAGTGTTATCAATGCGTTTGTGCAAATGGGTATAGACTGGGCCAAATCAGCTATCATGGGTGCAGCAGGAATGACAGCAGCATCAGGCATGGCAGCGGCGCAGGCGCAAATTATTGCAGCAGCTATGGCTCCAGCAGCGGCAATGACTTCACTTGCCACAGCTGGGGCAAACGCGATGCCAGCGCAGGCTGGCATTATTTCCACTGTTGGTGTGGCTAAAGCAATGTCTGTTGCCGGGGCATTAAAGAATGGCGGACCAGCGCAGGAAGGCTCAATGTACCGCGTCGGCGAGAATAACCTCCCCGAGATATTCCAGGCATCAAACGGTCATCAGTATATGATACCGGGAGATAGTGGGCGCGTAATTAGCAACAAAGACCTGACAGGCGGTGGTAGTGGTGTTGTGGTTTATAATAACGTGATAAATAACAGCTCAGCGCAGGTTAGCAGCAGCGCCAGAGATAATGGTGATGGCAGCGTGACAATTGAGACTATCGTTAGTGACATCGAGAACAACGGCCCCATAGGTGCAAGCATTAGCCGCAACTATTCAGTAAACCGGAGAGCAACAGAATAATGGCTATCGTCAAATATCCAGACTGGCTACCGCTAGCACAGCGCGCCAGCAAGAACATGACATTCCAGACGCCTTTCCGCAGCGATCAGCCCGCGGTTGGTGCCCCTATCTTCCAGAAGCTGACAACCGACGTTGCAGCAACATGGTCACTGACGTGGAAGTTTACACTGGCACAGGAGCGCGCATTCATCCAGTGGTTGCGTAGTTCAAATTATCTGAACGAATGCAATAACTGGTTCACC